TCATAACCCGAAGGTCGTAGGTTCAAATCCTGCCCCCGCAACCAGTTTTAGAGACATGCCGCTAGAAGCGATCAAAAGCTTCTCAGCGGCATTGTTGTATTCAGCCCAGACATTCTCGCCATCGGCGACGACATCGATTTTCCCATAGAGCTCGGCGACGAGTATGCGCGCCTGCTGCACGTCAGCGGTCAGGGCGGCTTCCAGGTTGGCCAGCGTCTTCCGTATCCTTTCCCCGATTTCAGCAGCCGATGGCTCATCCGGCCCGGCCCTTGGCCTGGTCGCCGCCAGCTGCGCCCGCTCGGCCTCCGCTTTCCGCAGCCGATCCGCCAGCGCCTGCGAGGCACCGATGCTGGCGATCGCATCCACCAGCCGCTGAATTTCCTCGTCCAGCTCCTTGCGCCGGCCCGCCGCCGCTACACCGTCGGCCGCACTGCTGCGCTGGCGCTCGGCAATGATGGCCTGCACCTGCCGCCGCAACTGCTCCTGTGCGGCCGGCGAGAGCAGCTCATCCCGCAAGGTGTCCAGCAGGTTCTTGTCCGCGGTCTCCCGCTTGAAGTGAATGCCCTTGCACACCGCCGGCCCGCGATCCTTCCGGTTGGCGCAGCCGTACAGCCGGGAATTGATGGCCACGATGGCCCCGCCGCAATAGGGGCAGGCCATCAGCCCGCCGAACAAGGTCCGCACCGGTGCCCCCTGCTTGCGACCAGGCAGCCGGCCATCGATGCGCTTGCGCACGGTCTGCCACAGCTCATCCGCAACGATGCGCAGCTCGGGCAGCTCGATTTCTCGCCATTCCTCACGAGGACGATCCACCCTCTGCCGCTTCCCCGTGTCCGGATCCTTCACCCACTGCGAGCGGTTCCATATATAGAGGCCCTGATACAGGCAGTTGTTCAGGATCCCGCTCCCCTTGTTGGGCGACCCGTAGATGGCCGAAACCACCCATGTGCTTGCACGCGGGGAGGGCACCTTGCGGGCGTTGAGCTCATGGGCGATGCGCTGCACGCTCCAGCCTTCGGCGTAGCGCGTGAAAATCCACCGCACCCAGCCGGCCTGCGCATCGTTCACCTGGTACTTGCTGCCCAGGTGATCGCGCACGATGTCATAGCCATACGACTTGCCGCCAGCCGCATAGCCGCGCTCGACCTGCCCGGCCTGGCCACGATGCGTCTTGTGCCGCAGGTCATCGAGGAACATTTCATTGATCAGCCCGCGCACGCCGCGCATGATCTTGCGGCCGCCCATGCGGCTGTCGTAGCTGTCGGCCACGCCGATGATGACGATGCCGCGATGTTCCAGCCGGCGCACCAGCTGTTCCTGCTCGACCTGGTCACGTGAGAGCCGGTCCAGGCCCTCCACAATCAGCACATCGAAGCGATCATTGAACGCATCCATGAGCAGCCGCGCACCACCCGCGCGGCGCGCCACCGGCGTGGATCCGGAAACCCCGTCGTCGCTGTAGCGCTGCACCACCTCCAGCTCCTCGTGCTCGGCGCGTCGGACGCAAATGGTGAACTGGTCCTCGATGGAGGCCTCGCGCTGCTTGTCGGTGCTATAGCGTGCGTAGATCGCTGCTCTCATGGTGCTGGATGTGAAGGGCGGTTTCGAGGTCGGTCTCTGTCGTTTCAGGTGCGGCGGCGGCGTCCTGCTGGACGTCCTTCACCACCTGTTCGGCCAGCAGCCGCAAGAGCTGCTCCCAGGCCTGCGGGTTCTTGATGGCGAGCATTGTGCGCCTCCTTCCTTTTTATCTCTGCTGTCTGTCGGTTCAGTTTTGCTCGCTGCTCATCGCAGCCATTCCATCGCTATGCGCATGAAGAGCGCCGCCTGCCGGGCATTGACTGCATTGCCATAACCGCGCAGTCGTCCCACTCGCGCGGGTATCCCATGAGCCAGCGGGAATGTGCCGGGTTCAACTGGCCGCCACCTTCCATCCCGGCACAGGAGCCAATCAGCATCTCGCCAGTGGCCGTTAGTCGGGCCGGCATCACCAGTTGCACCCAATCCTTGAGCCCCGACTGGATGACGTTGCCACTCGGCCGCCTCTGCCCGCAGATCTTCTTCATGGCCAGCTTCCAGCTGCCGCCGCCGAAGTGGTCGCTGGCCGTCGCCGTCGGCCACCCCGCCAGATTGCTCTGCCGCGCCAACTGGTCCAGCCGCAGCGTCCCGTTGCTCCTCGGCTGCAGGTCGGCCGCGCCGTCCTTCCAGTCGCGTCCGGTCGGTGTCGTCCAGCCGGCCAGCGCTGCGATCTGGTTCAGCGGGCGGCCGGTGTCCCATGGGCGTGCGTCCTTGGCGCCGCGCACCGCGTCCTGGGCCGTCGCCGTGGGCCACCCAGTAAGTCCGCTCCCGGATGTGCGGAGCACCGACGCCCGCAGCCGGGAACGCAACCGCCCCGAAGGCGTAACCCAGGGCTTCCAGGTCATCCTGTACAAGGTCGAGCCAAGCGTCTGCATGCTTGCTCGCAACCTGCTCTCCAGCCACGACTGCAGGCAGGCGCTCCTGGATGAGCCAGTGGAGGCAGGGCCACAAGTGCCGCTGGTCATGAAACCCAGCTCCCTGGCCTGCCGTGCTGAAAGGTTGGCACGGACAGGAACCGGTCCAAACAGGTCGGTCATCTGGCCATCCGGCGAGACGCAGCGCATGTGACCATCCGCCGATGCCGGCGAAGAAGTGGCATTGCACGAATCCCCGCAAGTCTTCCGGCTGCACATCTTCAATGCTCCTGGTATCGACCTCGCCCGGCGCAATGTGGCCAGCCGCCGCGAGCTCGCGCAGCCACGCGGCTGCATGAGGATCGATCTCGTTGTAATAGGCGCTCATGCACGTGTCACTCCCCGCCGGCCTGCCACGCGTCATCGATCTGGTTGCTGAAGTCGCCCAGGTAGCGCCGCCGCGCCGTCGGCATGGTGGCCACTCCACCCGGGCTAATCCCGGCGTCATCGCAGGTGAGCACATCCGTCAGCAGCACCGCCCTGAAAGCACCCGGCAGCGCCGCGTCCATCTCCACCCAGGCGAAGCGCTGGCCGTTGCCGATATGGCGGCTCAGCATCGAGACATATCCGCCCTGCACGCCCTCGTCGGCGGTGCTGAAGGTGATGCGATCCAGGGGCCGGGGCGGGTGCAGGTTGAAATCGCGTCGGGGTTGGGTTTTCACAGCTTCTTCTCCTTGATCGCCGTCACGGAACACACCCCAAAGCGATCGACGGCAGCAGCAATCACGTCGCAGCTGTGCGCTGCGATGGCGGTGTAGGAATGGCGCGCGGACGCTGTCCGCACAACGACACGAAACGCAGTCATGTGGCGTTCCCTTTCGATGAATGAGTGGAAGTTCTGGCCGCTCGTGCATCGCGCGCCGGCGGCCCGTGGCGCGGCCAGGGGCTGGCCCGGATGGCATGCCAGGCCTGCACCAGCCAGTCGCGCTGCGCACCGGGCGGCACGTCGTCCGGATGCGCCAGCTGCTGCGCCGCCTTGCCGGGCGTGAGGCGTGCGCGGCGCGGATCGTCCGCACGCGGCCACGGGCAGGCACCGATGGCCTCCCACGCTTCCATCAATCTGGTGCGCTCGGGACCGGCGCGAACGTTGGCCGGATGCAGATAGATGCCGCTGGCCAGCAGCGGCGAGAACATTTCCGGTACCGAAGCGGCAGGCGAGGGCGGTGCCGCCGGCCGGCAGGCCGCAAAGTCAGGTCCGGCGGGCTGCGTACAGTTATTTACACGAGTCCAAGGAACCCCAACCCCCGCCGCAGCGCGACCACCGGTGCCCAGCACCGGCGTCCACACATGCCGCACCGACTTGAAAACCACCCCGTCCATCTGCCGGCATCTCACCCCATAGGGCAGCGCCCGCAGCACCTGGCCATAGCGCCCCGCCACCAGCTTCTCGTCCTTGGCCAGCCGGATCTGCAGTGCCTTGCGTGCGACCAGCGCACCGCCCTGGGCGCGCAGGTAGCTGGCCCAGCAGGCGCGCTTCTCGCCTTCGATCTTCTGCACCGCCTGCCAGGCCTGTGCCATCGCCGGGGGAGCTTTGCGCACCATCTCCTTCGGCACGCGCCGCAGCTCGCGCCACACGGTCACCGGCGCGCCGCCCCATTGCTGGAACTGGCGAATGCCCCACGTGGCCGCCCATGCTTCCACCCGGGCCGACGGCTGCAGCTCCACGTCGCCCAGCTGGTCGGTCACCACGAGGTAGCCTTCCTGCGTCTTGTGCTCGGCTACGCCATCGAGGTTCTTCGCCACGTACTTGGCGATGTAGGAGGCGGCGCTGCCGCGTGACCAGTCGATGCGCTCCGTGCGCAGCCGCCGCTGGAAGGCCCCCGGCTCGCCCCGGTCGACGCGCCACGCGTAGCGCTTCATGATGCGTTCCACCCGCGTGGCCACATCCTTCACCCACGGGCTCGCGTAGTCCTCGGTGGCGCGCACGAAGACCAGCATGTGCCAGTGCGGGCAGCCATCGTGATGCGGCTCGGCGATGCGGAATCCATACAGCCCGATCCCGCGCCGGGCCAGCGCTGATCTCGCCAGCGCCGTCATCTTGCAGAGGTAGCGATTGGCATCGCGCGGGGTAGATCCGTCGAAACGCGGATTGGCCCGGCCATCGTGGCGCGTCGCATGAAACCGCGACGGACAGGTCCACGTGAGAAACAGCCCCGTATCCCCGCAGTCCCGCGCGATCTGGTCGAACCCGTTGATGCGCACCATCAGCTCACCACGGCGGATCGCCTTGTTGGCGGTGGTTCGCTCGGCCAGCTCGGCGATGGTGAACTGTTGTCCGGCCTCGTTCTCCATGAGCGTGGCCTCCAGCGCGGCGGCGTTTCTGCGGTTCTGTGCCAGACGCGAGAGCACCGCCTCATTGCTGGCATAGGGCTCGCCGCGATAGGCCACATACCCCAGCCGGATGTTGCCACCCTCGAAAGCGCGCTTGACCACCTCGCGCAACTGCCGCCGCCACCAGCGCGCATCGATGGCGCGGGCAATCACCGCGCTCAGGTCATCCTCGAAGGCCGGCGGCGCGATGCCGTAGTCCGCGCACTCCTGTGCGACCAGCGCCAGCGCATGCTCGTCCGAAGTTGCCGTCCACAGCATCTTGACCACGTTGGCCGCAGCCCGGTCGGCGTTGGCGCAGATGTCGGCATCGTCCTGCGTGATATCGACCGCTGCAGGCACGTAGCGCGCGGTGAAGTCGCGCACGAACTCCACCGCCACCGGCTCATAGATGCGGTACCAGCTCCACGGTGCCATGCGGGCCAGGGTCTGGCTCACGACGCGGCTTCTCCACTTCAGCGGAATGCGCTCCAGCTCCGGCGCGAAATGCGGCGACTGGAGGAAGGCGCGGTGGCGGCGCAGCGTTCTGACGTCCTGTTCAAATCGCATTGAGCAGCCTCTCGTAGGCGCGGATGGCGCGATGGGCGGCGGCGCGCATCGCGATGCGTTCGCTGTCGGTGAAGGAGTGAATGGGAGATTCCCAACGATCCGGAGACAGGCCGGCCAGGCTCAGGATGTTGCGGCGGATGGCACGCGGCGTGGCCGCCCAGGAGAAGGCGATGCCGGCCTGCAGATTGGGGCGCGGCCGCTGCTGTAGCAGGCGCTTGGATTTGTCGATCTCGGCCAGCGCGGCGCTGTTACCGGGCGGCGTGGGCCGCCAGCTGGCCCGCTCCTGCAGCACCAGCGATGCAGGTCGGAAGGAGGCGTGATCCTTGATGCGGGCGCAGCACATGGTCAGTCCTTCACCAGACCGAGTGCGGCCAGCGCCAGCGGGGCCAGCAGCACTGCCCAGGCGAGGAAGTAGGCGAGCACGATGCGCATCACCATTCTCCTGCCATCCCGCCCAGATGGTGGATGCAGCGGGCCAGCTTGTCTTCGAGGTGGCGGCGGCCGTAGTAGACGACGGTCCACTTCAGCTCGCAGCGATGAATGATCCGCAGATCCAGCATCCGCTGGGCGCAGCGGAATTCCGGCAGGTACGTATTGAAATTGCGCCGCCACGGATCTCTGTCTGCACGCGGTGCTGCAGAAAGATTCATCGCGCTGGTGTTCACGATGCACCTTCGACGCATTCCGCAGTGGATGCCTGCTCATCAGGCCGATTGCGCAGCAGAACTTTGCGCAGGTACTTTCGGAGGTAGGTTTCACGCGAGCCGGTCAGCGTGATGCCGAGTTCAATCACCAACGAGAATGGAGAGTAATCAGCATGATGTTCACTACCCTGATGGATGGAGTCCGCGTCAGCACCCGCGATGACCTGGTTCTGCAGGCGATACAGGCCGAGCCCGCCGACCTCAAGATGGTCCGGCAGCAGCGCATGCGCATCGGCGTCCGTAATGAAGACGGCGCAATTTACCGGGTGATCGGTGTGGAGGGGATTGCAGAATTCCTGAACCTCATCGAGCAGTTCACCGAACTCGACTACGTCGATGAACTTGAGGAAAAGTCGTCCGCCTGGAAGGGATACGACGTGATTTTCAAGGCCAGGTGATTGCGTTCCAGGTTTGTTCATTTTGTGTTCCTCGCAAAATTCAGGGTGAGTAAATCCGCCGCGCGCCTTTCGGCGCTCGTTGGGCGTTGGGTTATCGGGGGATCAGTCGCTGGTCAGGCGGCCAGGTCCAGGGTGAGTTGATGCTTGGCCGCCGCCAGGGCGCGCGGCGAAATACGGATTTGCACTTCCGCGCTGGGCATGGCCGAGAGCGTGGTGGTGCGCAGCACTTCCAGTGCGGCCACGAAGCAGTGGCCGCACTCGATGTTGGTGCACTGGTAGGAAATTTCCTTGTAGAGCGGCGTCACAGGACGGCTCTTGGCCGCGCGCACCGGGCTCTTGCAGTGCGGGCAGGGCAGGCTGATTACACGCATGGTGTGTTCCCCTCGATGGCGTAGAGCGCCCGGCCCCTTCCGGTGATGCGCCTTGCGCCGTTACGCAGTGCGGATTTGACGAGCCATTCGAAGGCCTGATCGAGATCCTCCAACCCTTCGCGCTGGCGCACGGCTTCCAGCGCTGCCCGCTCTTCGTCGGAAAACATGGTGTGGTTCTCAGGCATTTTTGGTTGCTCGACAGTTGCTTGTTGCTGCCTTCGTTCAGGGCGTGCCGCGCGATACGCTTGCGGCAGGATCAGCACTGAGCAGCGCAGCGGCCTGGCGCAATGCCAGCTGCCGCAGGATGGTGGCTACCGGCTCGCCCTGGTAGTCGGCCAGCGCCTCGACCAGCGCCTGTTCGTAGTCATCCAGGCGGAGCATGTGGCGGTGCTGGCGAACGCGTTTGGGATCGGAATACATGGGCCGCTCCTCAGACCGCGGAGGTATGGCGTTCTTTTTCGTAGGCGTCCAGGCCGCGCAGGTACATCACACGGATGAAGGCAGAGCGCGTACGGTGATCCTCCTTTGCCAGGCGCGCGGCTTTCTCCGCAGCGCCCGCAGGAAGGCGGACGGTGATGGGCAGGGACGCCGGATCGTCCGCGCAGGGGAGTACCTCACCGGGATGGTCTTGGATGCTCATGGGGTAATATGTGCACGATGTACACGTCATTTGGCGATGACGAAAATATAGAGTCCATTTGGACTCATGTCAAACGGTATTTTGCGTCTTTATGAACACAATCGGGGAACGACTCAAGGCCGAGCGCACGCGGCTGGGTTTCAATCAGACTGAATTTGCGGCGGTCGGCGGCGTGCAGCGGCGGGCACAGGTGTTCTACGAGCAGGACGAGCGGCGGCCGGATGCGGGATATCTGGAGGCCGTTGCGCGCCTGGGTGTGGACGTGCAATACGTCATCACCGGCAAGCCGGCCATGCAGGCAGTTTCGGAGGATGAGGCCGAACTGTTGGAAGGCTTTCGCAGGCTCGATTTGAAAAACAAGGCTCGGATACTAGGCGTAATCGAAGGGGCCAGTCCCCTTGCCGAGCAAGTATCCAAGACCAGCGTCACTGTCAGTGGCGATATCGGACAGCAGATCAATGGCGATATCCATGGCAAGGTCACCGGACCACGTCCGCCGAAATCGTCCACAAAAAAATAGTCAAAACTCAGATCTAAACACATCCAAAAATCGGCGCCACTGCGCCGATTTTTCATTTTTACGACGTAAGTTTTCTAGACGTTCATCGAAGCTTTTCTGCTTCCCTCACCAATCTCATTGCACGAGGCCAAATACCTACTCCCGATGCCGATTCAGGCCGTGTACATTCGAATACATCCATTACCATTTGTGAATGCCCGACGCGTTTCCAAGACTCACGCGCTCGGGCTCATAGACAGGTCTGCGCATGAGTGAATTTCGCACCCGGCTCAGGAAATCAAGAAAGCGCCTGCGGATGACGCTGGCGACGTTTGCCGCTTTGGTTGGTGTGACACGCGCCGTTCAGTTCAGCTACGAATCGGGACGACGCGAGCCTGGAGCGGGCTATCTTCTGACGCTGCAGCGCGCCGGTGTGGATGTGCTCTTCCTGCTCACGGGCCGCCAGACGCCCGTGGGATTGACCGATGATGAAACGGAGCTGCTGTCCAAGTATCGTGCGCTCGACGTGCGCAGCAAGGCGCGCACACTGGATCTGCTCGATACCGTGAAGTGGCATCAGCGTCCGCATTCGGTTGCGGCAATGGCAGAGAGCATCGGGCAGCAGATCAATGGCAATGTCTATGGCGACATCATCTTCGCGCACCATCGTAAATCGAGTCCGAAAAGAAAGTAGCGGTGCAGACTGGCCGCTGATTTGACGAGGCTTAGATGGTAGTCGTGCTTTTGATGTTGATGGTGGTCGTGGGTGTAGTTGTTCGTTCTATCGGCACCAGTCATCGCCGGCGTGCAAGAGAAAATGGCCGTTCCACCGGTACGCTCCTGTGGCATGTCCGCCGGCAGATTGTTGAGGCTCAAGAGCAAGCCGAAAAATTGAGGAAGCAGCGGGAAGATGTGCGCATTTCAAGAGCGCGCCGTAGAAGCAAAGCAGCGCGAAGACGTGCTCCCTGATTGTAGCGAATCACCTCGCAAGCGATTGTCAGGATCATCTGATAATGGTGTTGCCGCATCTCTTGAGCGAAGTGAGCCGTCCGTACAAAGTTGACTCGGAATCTCCAGAACGTCGTGATGTGAAGGCGGCGGTTCCGATGATGAATTTTTGTCCACCGTTGCGAAGGATCTCGCGGCGAACAGGCAGAAAGTACAATCAGTTCTGAAAATGCAGGCCATAATTTATGTCGTCATTTTCCATTCATTCCAGACTGACAAAGAGGCCTATGCTGAATTACATCAATTCGTTCCTCCTGATACACCAGAAAGTGCTGCTGCTGGTGTCCTACCTTACCTTGATGGGTTTCGGAGTCCGGACCTTGTGGAGGACGTATCGTCGTCCTTGGATTCCCGTAAAAGAGCGGACGCAGATCGGCGCGTATCTTGTTTTTATTGCCATGCTGCTCTTGGTAGCGATTTCCGTTTTCAAAGAAGTTCTTGGTCTTGCCATCATTGGCAGGCCCTATGGGGGAAGTGACTTTGGAATCGCTTTGTTCATTGGGTTCACCCAGTTCACGGTACCTTTCGTTTTTGGCGGCATTGGCGCTGGCATGGTGCTCAACTCGATCATCAATGGCAAGCCTACGTCGCCGGCACCCGAATGGCGTGACTGATCCGGGAAAACTGGCACGCAAGAAGATGTGAATGTCGGGTGAGGCCGATTGCTCACCTCACTCGATATTCCCGCCAAGTTCAGCCCTCATTGTTCTCCGCAACAATCTCCCTCACCTCCCGAATCTTCGCCCACTCCAACATGGCCCCCCGCTGCGCACTCTGCTTGCTGGCATACACCCGTTTCAAGGTCTTCGCATTCTCCGCCTGGCCAGCAAGCTCCGTCCCCTTGCTGTGCCGGGCGCGTCCTTTGTCTTCCCAATTGGCCTTCACGCCCGTGATGCCTTCCTCCGGATCATGATCCATCTCCCGCTCGGCCTCGGCCGGCTCGGTGCGGGTCTCGAACTCGATGCGCGTCGTGAACCCGCTGCCGCTGATGCTGTGCGTGACCATCTTGCACAGCCAGTCCGTCCCATCGATCTCCGGCTTGAAGCCACGCACGGCCACCGGTGACTGCGGCATCACGCGCGGATCGCCCAGCGCCAGCTGCATTTCGAAGGTGGCCAGCCCGCGCTCGATGCGCTGCCACTCTGCAATGGCCGCCGTGCGCGCATCCGCCTCGGTTCCGAAGGTGGTACGCAGCCGCTTGCTGTTGCCCGCCTGCCCGGCGACGACGCTGCGCCGCCGGCCATAGCGGTCATCCATCCAGAAGGCGCGCACTCCGCTGTAGGCGTCCGATTCGGCGCTGTGGTACCGGTGCTGGTCACCCAGCGCGCGCGCAATGGTCACCAGTGGCAGCGGCTGGCCGCTCGCCGTGTGACTATCGTTGATCGGCAGGAAGAGCAGCGTGTCATTCTTGACCGTCGCCACCGCGTCATACTTCTTGCCCAGGCGGCGAAGCAGGGCGGCATCGCTCTCATGCGTCTGGTCCAGGTGCGGTATCGCCACGCCGCGCAGCCGCTCGGCGATGCCGCTGGCCAGACCATTGCCGGCGGCCACGGTATCGATGACGGCACCCAGCGTGCTGTCATGAAAACTGCGGTCCCGCTGCTGGCGGAATGCGTCGATCATGCTGGCCGACCGCGCGCGCAGGGTGAGCTTGTCCGGGGTGCCGCCATGTTCCACCTCACTGACCACGAAGGATCCCTTGTCCACCAGGGGCTGGCCCCGCCAGCCCAGAGCGAAGTGCAGTCGCGCACCCTTGGGCGGAATGGCCAGCTGGCCGTCGCTGTCGTCCAGGTCGATGTCGAGCTGGTCGGCTTCGTCACCCCGGCATTCGCGCAGCGTCAGGCTGATGAGCCGGTCGGAGACCACGCGGGTAATGTCCCTGTCCTCGATCGCCACCCGAAACGCCGGAGCCAGCGTACTCATGGGCCACCCTTGCCGATCTTGTCGGCCATGCCGCTGATCTTGCCAGCCATGTCCCCGGCTTGACTGGCGATGCCGCCAATCTTGCCTGCTACACCGGCCACCCCGCCCAGAGTGCCAAGGGCACCCTGGATGCCCCCTAGCGCACCGCCGACCAGGTTGCGGGCCTTGTCGGCGAGGCCACCGGCCAGGCCATCGAGGTCTATCATCTTGCGCAGGCCGCTGATGTCGCCCAGGCCCAGGCTGCTGAGTACGCTGTCATCGGTGCGCTTGAGCTTGATGGTGAACTCGATGCGCCGGGCATCGCCGCTGCCGTCGAGCACGGTACGGCCTTCTTCAATGCTCTCGATCAGATAGGTGCCGTAGATTCGCCCGGTTCCCTGGATCAGGAACCAGCTCTTGCCGGTATCGGCCATGAGGCGCAGCGCGTCCAGCGAGAAGACGCTGCCCGTCAGCTCCGGTGCGATCCACCCGGAGAGGGTGATGGTGTCATCTCCCTTGCCGGTGAACTGCTGCGCATCGCGCCGCCCGACACGCGGATTGCTGGCGTACTTCCACTGCGTCTGCCGCTGCAGCTCCTGGTAGGCCAGCGTGCGCAGGCTGAAGACGAACATGCCCAGGGCCATCATCATGGTGCTGCTCCTCAGTCGAAATCGGCCAGGCGGGCACGCTGGCGGGAATCGCGGGCCAGGTCGCGCCGGTCCAGTTCGGCGGCGACGGCGCGGGCCAGCGCCTGCTCGTCCATGCCCGGCGCAGCGTGGACGATGATCTGGATGCTGTCGCCCTGGTAGACGACGGAAGGCGGGGCAGCGGCGGCCAGCGGCGGGCGGGTGTCGAAAGCCATCGCGGGCAGGCTGGCACCGCCGATGGTCACGGCAGCGCCGGCGGCAGTGAGCTTGCCGGCCAGCTGGCCGATGGTGGCCAGCGGGCCGTCCTGGCCGCGCTGCAGGCCCAGCGCCAGGCCCTGCATGGTGTAGTTGCCCAGCTCGGCGAAGATCCGGCTGGGGCTGCGGATGCCCAGCTTGTCCTTGAACCAGCCGATGATGCTGCTGCCGGCGCTCATGAGCGTGTCCTTGACCAGGCCCAGGCCGCTGACGATGCCATTGGCCAGGCCTCGCAGGAGCATGACGCCGAAGTCCGAAAATTTGCCGGGCAGCTCGATGCCGAACCAGCTCATGACCTGAGCGAAGGCGAGATAGAAACGGCCCAGCGGCGACCAGTTCAGGATCTGCGCCAGGATCCCTGAGAGTCCCCCGGAGAACGTCGCACCGATCTGCTGCCACACGTTCTTGAAGAAAGCCACGATGGGATCCCAATAGGTGTAGATCAGATAGACCGCCCCGACAATGGCCGTGATGGCCAGCCCGATGGGATTGAACAGGAACACGCGGCCCAGCCACATGAAGGCGGTGCCGATGCCGCGCAGAGCGGCAATGACCATCCCGCCACTGAGACCGATCCGGCTGAACACGAACTGAAGTACCGCGAACGGGCCCAGCACGGACGCCACCGCCAGCAGTAACGGCCCCACCACCACCAGGATCGCTGCCAGACTGCTCAATCCGATGACCAGCGCCTGAGCCATAGCCGGATTGCGCTGCATGAAGCCAGTGAAGCCCTCAATGGCCTTGGTGGCGATCTGCAGGGCGGACGTGTAGAGCAGCAGGATCAGTTCGCCCAACTTCAGCTTGAGGTCCGCCAGCTTGGACAACGCCTCCAGCTCCTTGCCGCTGGCCGTGCCTCTGCCCAGCTTGTCGAGCTTGTCAATGTTGGCCGCGCCGCGATTGAGCTGCTCGTTCTTGTGGATCTGCGTGCGCTGCTGATACATCGTCGAGAACAATTGCGCCGCCGTGCGATTGGAGAAGATGCCGCCGATGGCGTCGAGGATGCCTTTCTCGTCGGTGATGCCCTTGGCCGCCAGCGAGGGCAGCAGCACCTTCTCCATCCACTCGAACTGATTCTCCCGGAAAAGCTCGGCCCCCTTGATGGCACCAGGATTGAGGAAGGAGACCTGGCCGGCCTTGTCGTGCTTGACCTTGGAGGCGTCACCGATCAGGCCCAGGTCCGCCAGCATGGCGATGGAGCGCTTGGTGGTGCGGCCCTGATACAGATTCTGATAGGCGCTCATCATCGAGGTGCCGACGCGGTTGCCGCCCATCTCCTGCACCAGTGATTCCATCTGGTAGTAGAACGCTTCGTCCTTGATGCCTTTGGCGGCAATGCCTCCGGTCTTGATCAGATTCAGCCACTCTTCCGGGCCGACTCGGCCACCCGTGGCCGTCAGCACCTGCTGGACCATGTTGGCCTGCCTGGTGAAGGTGGCGATGTCCTTGGTGCCGTTGCGCATCTCGATGACCTTGAGCATGTCCATGAACTTGCGCTCGTTGTCAGCGCCTTCGGCCTCGCCGTAGAAGGCGTGATTGGCGAATTTCATCTTGGCCAGCACCGGTGCCACCATCTCGGCGTGGTGCGTGTCGCCGAAGGCGGTGATGCCGTCGCGCAGCAGCTGCAGGTTGTCCAGCTGGCTGGTGCCGTAGGTTTTCATCTCGCGTGCGAATTTGACGGCCTCGGCACTGGCGGTGTCGCCCAGGCCCAGCGCACGGACGCGGCCGGTTTCGGTTTCGTAGTGCTTGGCTTCCTTGAGTCCGGCCACCAGCGGGATGCCCACGGCAGTCCCCGTCGCAGTAGCCGCCACGCCGCTGGCCGTCATCCTGGCTGCACGCGCCCGAAGCTGGTCTTGCCGCCTATGCAGCCGCTCACTGGCGGCCAGCTTTTCTTTCTGCGCGGTCAGCTGGGTATTCGTCGCGGCAATGCTGGATTGCAGAGCACGCTGGGTCGCCCCGTATTTGTCCGCGCTGATCCCTGCTTCCGACAGGCGGCCACTCACTTCGCGCAGCTGGGTCCGGTATTTTTCTCCCTCCGCATGAAGATTTCTGACCTTGGACTGAGCGGCATCGAAGCTGCGCGTCATGGCTCGCGTGGGATTCTCCATGCCGCGCATCTTTGCGGCCAGATCTTCCAATTCCTTTTTGGCTGCGGAGAAAGCGGTATGGCTGGAGCGGACCTTGCCAGCGAGCTCGCGTGCGCTGTTGAGGTCCTTCTGCTGCTTCTCCAGCTCGCGCAGGCGGTAGCGGGTTTCCTTGAGCGCGCGTCCAGCGGCACCGGCACCACTGCCAATCTTCTTCAGCGGTGCGGTCACCTTCTCGATCATTGAAAACACCACCTGCATCTTCAGCTCATTGGCCATCACTGCTCCCCGCTGCGCACGCGCGCACGCTCGCGCCACTGCATGAGTTCATCCAGCGGCAGATCATCCATGGCCGCCGGCGGCCAGTGGAAGACGGTAGCGATATCGGCCATGGCCTCTTCTACTTCCCGGGGGAGGCCAAGGCGCGATCCTCCTTCTGCGCCAAAAAAAGCGAGACCTCGATGCCGCACCTGACCAGGTCCGCCGGATCCATGGCGGCCACGTCGTGCTGCGTGAGCGTAGGTTCAGTGATACGCGGCAGCACCACCTGCAGGGCGCTCACGTTCATGTTCATGAGATCCATCAGGCTCACGCCGCGCAGCGCACCGGCACGCGGGCGGCGCAAGGTGAGGGTGGTGATGTGACCGGTGCCGCGTGCCAGCGGCTCGTCCAGTTCGACGATGGCGGTTTCGATCTTGACCGGGGTATCAGTGGTGATGCTCATGGTGCGTCCTTTCCAGGGTGAGAAGAAACGGCCTTACAGGCCAATGGCCTTGCGGATCCCGCTGCGCTGGTCCTGGCCGCCCACGATCTCGATACCGTTCATGAAATCGAAATCGAAAATCACCTCATCGTCGATGGTGAGCTTGTAGGCACTCAGCGGCATGGTGAATTTGTGGGCAGTGTCGTCGGCCAGCTTGGCGGTGCCCATGTCAACTTCCTTGTAGCGGCCGCGCACGGTCACTTCGACCGCCTGCACGTCCCCGGTGTCGTCGTTCTGGTAGGCCCCGGCAAAGCGCAGTTGCACGGCCCCGTGCGACCTGGCCGCGTACTGCTTGAGCGTTTCCCGGACCAGGCCCCCGGCCGTCCACTCCAGCTGCATGGCCTCCTGTCCGAGATCCACCGAGACCGGGCCGGACATGCCGGCTGCGCGATACTCCTCCATCTTGCGCGAGAGCTTGGGCAGCGTGACCTCGGTCGCCTGGCCGGCAAAGCTGATGCCGTTTTCGAAGAGATTGAAATCCTTGAGTTTGTGGGGCATGCCCATGGTGGTGGCTCCTTGTCAGGTGGATCAGGCGGCGATGCGGTCGGCGAAGTCGATCAGGTAGCGATCGGTGATGCGCTGCTGGAAGCGCAGGTTTTCCAGCGGCGGGACCGGGCAGTAGTCGTAGTCGATGGCGAGCTGGCCAGCCTTCAGGCTGTCCTTGTCGTTGAACTGCTCATCGAACCAGCATTCGCCATCGATGATGTAGCCCTGCGTGCGCAGCGCGCTGAACTTGGCATTGATGCTGGCCACCAGGTCGCGCACCAGCGAGGGCGTCATCGGCAGGTCCGCAAAGACCATGTGCGCTTCGGCGATGGTGTCGGCCAGCACCTGGGCGGTGCGGGTGTAGTTCTCGAACGGGAAGAAGCCACCCTGCAGCTCGCAGGTGCGCGAGCCCCAGAAGCGGTAGCCGGTCATGTTGATGAGGGTGGTGACCTCTCTGGCGTTGAGCACGCCCGCATCGGTGGCCGGATCCTGCAGGTCCCAGAAGACGTCGCGGCTGATGCCCATGGGGCCGTTGATCACCACGTTGGAGAGGGTCTTGTGCCAGCCTACCTGTTCATCGATCTTTGCGCGCAGGCCCATGGCATAGGCGACCGCAGACAGGCTGGTCTCGCTGTTGCTGACCGTATCCCAGGAGAGAAACTCCGGCCACAGCAGCATCAACTCGCGCTGGCCAAACTGGCCACGATAGGCGGTGGCCGTCACCACGCTGCTGCAGTTCCAGCAGGACGCATAGAGAAAGCCGCGCAGGCTCTGCGCAATCGCCGCCATGGCATTGGTGACCGGTTTGGTATCGAGGCCGGGCGCACCCAGGATGCGCGGCTTGATGCCCAGCCGGGCCTGCGCCGCCAGCAGTGCCTTGGCACCGGTGTATCGGCCATCCGGAGTTACGCCGCCGATGACCAGGGAAGTCTGGCTCTCTTCGTCCTCGCCTTCGGGCACGCGCACCAGCACCACCAGTGGCTTGCACTGAGCGGCGAAAGCTTCCAGCACGCGCCGCATGGTGCCGCGCTTGCCGGCCTTGGCCTGGGCGGAAACGACATTGGTGATGAGCACGGCGGTATCCAGCGGGAAGGCGTCCGGGTCGGCATCGTCGGCGGTGACGATCAGGCCGATGACGGCGGTGGAAACGGTACGGATGGGGCGCGTGCCTTCGTTGATCTCGATGACGCGGACGCCGTGGTGGTATTCAGTGGGCATGGCAATGGCTCCTGGGAAAATGGCGGGATGCTGGCCTGGCGATGCGCTCAGTCCAGCTGCTTGAGTTCCTCGCGCAGGGCGGCGGCAGCGGTTTCGAGTTCGGCCACGCGGGCCTTGTCGGCATCGGTACCGAACCCGGCCAGCAGGGCGCGCAGAGGACGCAGGCTGGCCACGTCGATGCGCTCCAGCTCGGCCTCGATCACCTGGCGGCGGTCGGGACCGGCGGGACTGTCGCTCAGTTCGGGCTTGCCTTCTGCACTGATCGTGATGGTCCGGCCTTCCGCCTGGCCGGTGAGTAGCCGGGTGTAGTCGCGCTCGCTGATCTTGACGGCGTCGTCGGGAATGCGGGCGTGGATCTGCGAATCCAGAAAGCCCGCGCTGGGGGAAAAGTAGCGCATGAAAAATCTCCTATCGGCCGATGGCGAACCAGCAGACGTTGGTGTATGCGACGCTGGCGAAGGCGTTGAAGCCGGCCTGCGTAGTGGAATTGACGGAAACCACTGCCGTGGAATAGCCGTTGGCATTGGTCACCTGCAGCGTGAGCAGCTCTGTCGGAAAGGCCACCGGAAATGCCCAGCCCGTGGGCGCGCCGGCCGTGTGCGACACGTATCCTTGCCCCCATTGCAAAATCAGGCCGCCCAGCCAGGTCGGAAACATGAAATACCCCGCCGCCGCATTGAAATACGCGCCAAAGCCCGCCCGCAGCTTTCGCGGGGTGACGATGGTGATGTCATCGGCACCGGCATTGACCTGGGCCTGCGTGGCGATCCGTGCCACGCCCAACGCGGCGTCGGTGGCTTGCACCAGGCGGCGGCTGATGGCTTTCCAGACCTTGAGCGGGGTCATGCTCTTGGTGTCGTCGGTACCGGCTTCCGCTTCTTCGCTGGTGGCCAGCCGGACCAGGCCCGGCCGCGGCTCGCTGGCGTTGCCCAGCAGAGCGGCCAGCTTGTCGCGGTTGAGCGCGTATTGCGGATGCGGGTCGGCGTGCCGCTCATGCGCGCCCAGCAGCTCCTCAGCATAGAGACGGGTGGCCAGTTCTTCATGGGTGTGCTTCTTGGGAGCCGCATAAGCGGCCACCGTCTCGTCGGCATATTTGCGGGTGGCCAGATCGTCGTGCGTGTGCTGGCGCGGTGCGGCGTAGGCGACCACCGCGTCATCGACGTGCTTGCGCGTGGCCAGCACCACGGCGGGATCGATCTTCAGTTCAACGGCCGCCGTGCTGGTGACCATCAGCACCACACGGATGATCTGATCCTTGCCGGCCCCTTCACTGAGCAGCGGCTTGAAGCTGGGCGGGCAGTTGGCCACGGCGCAGAGATCGCCGGCCTGGTCATAGATGCCGATCTCGCGGACCCACCAGCCGCCGACGTTGGCGGGCAGCACCTGTTCGACGATGATCTGGCCGGGATTCTTCGGATCACGCGTGAGGGTATTGATGGGGGCACGGCGCTGCTCGCGCACCAGCGCGGTCTGCTTGCGATCCGGTACCGGCAGCACGCCGTTGCCGTCACCGACGGCCATGTGCGTGAACTTCAGCGGAATGCCCAGCGCCAGGGCATTGGCCATCTTGGCTTCGCCGGTTTCCGTGGGCAGAGAGAAATAGGTGCTCATGGGTTGATGGTCGTGATGTCGATGAAATGAACCGCAGCAGCAAAGGCGACACGGCCGCTGCTGTCGATGCTGTCCGGCGTCCAGGGATGCACGGTGAGGGTTTCGCCCAGCTGGAGATGGATGCGCAGGAAGACGCCGCCAGTGACCTCCAGCACGATGCGCAGCCCGCGCAGATGCCGTGACAGGGGCTTGGCGTCATCGATGAGCCGATCCAGCTCCGCGAAGGTGGTATCGGTGATGCCACGCGCGCGCACGCCGACTTCCAGCGCAAAGGTGCCACGCGGCCCGCGCGGATCGAGTTGCCACCACTCCCTGATGCGGATCGCGTAGCCCAGCGACTCCACCGCCCCGCGCACGGCGGCAATCGTGCCCTTGTGCTGGTGGATGGCCCGCGCAGCCTGGATGGTGGCGCGCTTGACGGACTCGGGCCAGCTGTCATCCCAACGATCCACCGAGAAGCTCCACGCCAGAAACGGCAGCAGTGCCACAGGACAGCGCTGCGGGCTCCACAGGTCGCGCAGCGGCACCGGCGTGTCGGCCAGCGCGGCACAGGCGCGGGCCAGAGCGCGTTCCAGCGGCGTGGTGTTGGGCGGCAGGGTGGAGAGCGTGCTAGCCACGGTCCACCTCATCGATCACTTCAGCGGTGATGCTGATGCGGGTGCAGCGCGCGGCCTGCGTGCGTCCGCACAGGATGTCGGCGGCGGGTTGGCGGATGACCACATTGCGCACGCCTTCCACCTTGAGTGCCGCGATGTAGGCGGCGCGATAGATGCTGTAGCCCAGCGGCCGCAGCGGACGCGAGAGGGCGGCCGCGTTGGCCTCTGCCACCTTGATGGCGATGGCCGATTCCGGGCCCTTGCCGACGTAGAGCACGGCCTGCAGCTCGTACTCCGTCACCTGGCCCGCCGTGATGGTGACCTCGTCGCCCAGCGGGCGGACGTCCTCTGCCGACAGCGCGTTTGCCACTGCCTGCAGTACGGCGGCCGGCGGGTGCCAGTCGGGGGTATTGGCCAGCACGGCCACGACGATCTCGCAAGGTGCCGGGCTGATGGCGCGGGCATCCAGTACGCGGCCATCGGCGCTGCGGGCGTGGAACTCGTAGGCTTCACGCGGGCCGGCGGTGGAGAGCGCATCGGGCGCTTCCTGAATGCGCAGGCGATAGGCCTCGTCCGGTTCCAGCACTTCGGCCACCGGCGGCGAGGCATGCGGATCGGCAGGTACCAGCACCAGGCGCTGCACGTTGGTATTGGCACCGATCTGATCCAGATCCGCGCGCTGCGCGAAGGCCAGCATGACGGCGCGGGCGGCGTCGTTGATGCGGTGGCGCAGGAGCAGTTCCTGATAGGCGTTCTCTTCGAGGAGCTTGGTGACGGGTTCGGATTCCAGCGCCAGCACTTGCGCGGCGGCGGCGCGCTCTTGCGGCGGCAGCAGGGCCAGCAGGGATTGCTTGCGACGGGCCAGGATCTGCTCGTAGTCGAGCGCTTCCAGTACCTCGGGCGCGGGCAGCAGGCTCAGGTCGATAGGGGAGCTCATGCAGTCTCTCCGTCGCGCACGGGCACGTCCAGTTCCACGGCCATGTCATCGGCCACGCCCTGCAGCACCAGGGACAGTGCGCCGGTGGTGTCGCGCTGCAGATGCACGGCAGTGAGTGTCAGGCGCGGCTCCCACTGCGCCAGCCGATAGGCGGTGGCGGCATACAGGCGCAGGATGGTCGCGCCGTGCAGGGGCTGGTCGATCAGCTCCGGGATCTCGGAGCCGTAGTCACGGCGGCACAGGCGGCTGCCCAGGGGCGTGGTGAGGATGTCGCGCACGGACTGGCGCAGGTGGTCCAGCAGCGGCATGCGGCGGCCGGTAGCGGCGTTCATGGCGATCATGGCAGCGGGCCTCCGGAGGTTTCGTCGCCACGGCGGACTTTGCTGTGTGAGTGGCGGCGCAGGCTGATGTCTGCAGCCTTGATGTCTCCGGTGGCGGTGACGTCGCCAACGATGGCCATGGCCGCGCCGCCGGTACCGCCCTTGACCTGGGCCCCGTTGTTGAGGGCACTGACGCCCTCGACGGTGAGATTGCCCTTGACGGTGAGATGGCCGGTGCAGGTAGTTTGCGGGGCATCTGCGGTGACGCTGTCGGCCTTGACGAGGGCGCTGCTGCCGCCGGGCAGGATGGCGGCCAGTGCGTGACGGGCGAAGTGATAGCGCACCACTGCGCCGTCGGGGTAATGGATGGCGCGCAGGGACAGATCGGAGGCGGGGGCAGGGGAGTCAGCGGAGAAGAGCCCGGCCAGTACCTTGCCGCGCGTGAGGTCTCCTTCGGGGGAGAGCACGATGACCTGCTCGCCCGGCGAGGGCGGGCACCAGTCGATCACGTCACCGGCGCGCAGGGCGAGCCATTGCAACCAGGTGGTGGTCAGTGTGGGGGACAGCCGCACGCGCACCTTGTCCGCACGGATCTCGGCGATGTGGCCGATGCGGATCAGGTTGGTGAGCTGGCGGGTGAGGTCGGCGTGGTCGGGAGGCATGCGATCCATGGTGAGGGATCGCGCGCGGGATGGCACGGGGTGGCGGGTTGGTTAGCGGGAATGTGGAGTTTCAGATGGGCTGACGGATCAAGGGTGGTGAGGAAAGCCGGTCACTGGAACTGATGCAGATGACCGACTTCCTCTGCCTTACTTTGATACTGCGCTTACTGATCTAGCTGCGGTTCGGCTCCATCGATCGCCTTCAGGACGGAGGTCTCAACATTGGCAGATTGCCCTGAGCATCCGGCTGCCAAAGCCATTGCCTTTTTTACGGCAATAACCGGTGATTTCTCATTCATGACTTCACTGAATTGGCGCTGGTAAAACTTTGCAACTGCACTCTGTTTTTTCACCGCGACAGTGCTGGAAAAGACGTCGGAAAGCTGTTTTTGCATGCCGTTGGTGGCACCGCTCAGCCCGGCCCAGCCCTTTGCGGCTGTCGGGCTGGCGACGGGTGCGATAACGGCACCTGAAATGGCACCTAACCAACCGATTTCCAATTGTGCTGCATTGGAGTAGTTGCCTGCGTTTTCATAGAAATTCCAGACGGAGCGGCAATACTGCGTCGCCTTGCTGAAGGCTACCAGTGCATCCTGGTCAGTGCAGGTGCCTTTGCAAACCGTCGTCTCCTGTTTGTCCGCATCAATCGGCCACGGCCAAGCAGGGCCTCTTACGGATTGGATCGCGGAGCAACCCGCAGTGGAGGCGCACAGAATCACCAGCAATATTTTTCTCATTTATTTCCCCAGTCAAATTTTTTTCGCGCGCAAACGAACCTCCGGCATGCGCGCACGCGGTTGAAGATAGCGAACTGAAATTGCTCTACGGGATGAAAACTGCAGGAGGGGCGACATGGCTTCCCCAAGCCATGTCGGAATCAGGATAGATGTGTTGCAAAAAAAGTAAACCGTGAATCACGTGAAATTACTCTTTTTTTTAGCATTCACGTCATGTTGAGATGGGGTTGTTTCGGTGCAGAATTATTTGCGCCAGTTTGAGTTGCTGACCATAAATTTTATTGCTCGCACGGCCTTCAGGCAGGAAAGCCTAACAAGAATGTCAGCCTCCCCATCTATCGAAGAGATCGACAAGCAACTGTCAGCTCTGATCCGATATCACACTCTTTTCAACCGGTAACAGCACGACCTCGATCTGCCAAGATCCCTTGCCGATCTTGGTTACTGCACGCTGCTGCATCTGCTCGGTGGTGACGAAATAGAACTTCCGACCCGGAGCGCTGGAGAGCTTGCTCAACGTTGACTGCATACGGCCATCGATAGTGCCAATCGGCCTTCTCGATGTCGTAATTTCGGCGGACACGGTGACCACGCCGAGCTCTGCGCCTTCCAGATCCGGCTCGTCGATGGTTCCCGTCTGACGCGGATTCCAACGCCATTGCGTCTGATCGCTGCAGATCTTCTGTTTGACCAGCCACTGCGCCGCCCGAAGCACCAGGTATTCGTGCTGGATCTGATTCAGATCTTCATAGATATCCGAACGCAATGCGTTGAGCAGTTCGATACCGCCTTCCACCGTATCGATGGGCAGGGATGAGATATCCCGGATTTTCTTCAGACAGAGCTTGGTATCGGCCATAACCTTCTCTGCTGCCAGCTCGAAATTCGATAGCGGCTCCATGCGTCACTCGTAGCGTTGGTCGCAGATAGGACGTCCCCTGGTTTCTTCTCGCTCCCACGCGAAGCGCGGGTCGCCCGGCGCTACTTCATAGAGTCGGAAGTAGCAGCCATGACGATCACGCACCATCAGAATCTGCCCCGGCTGCATCTGAATGGCGTTGGGATAGCGTCGCGCAGCCTGTTCGGGCGAGATCAGCGACTGTCCAAGCGCAGTAGGTTTGCTGCTGAAACAGATGCGTTGCCCCAACCGGTCGATGGTTGGCTTGATGAAGACGATGCCGTTTTCTGGCTGATTGATATCCCAGACACAGCTGTGCGTGTCGAAGAAGTAAGGTTTGTCAGTGAACGGGGATGGAGGCGCTTGAATCGCACCAGGAAAATCTTCAGCAGCCTTTTGTGGTGAGATCACATAGGGGTCTACCGGATAGTCTGAGGGAGGCTTGGCGTAGGCGGACAGTGCAGCGCATGCGAGCGTAGCTGTTGCGAGTGCGATCAGTGTTTTCATATTTTCATTCTTCGGTTTTCTGCTAGCAGGAAGGATCGTGCTCATCATCGAGCTGGCGCACCGCACAGCCGCCGCAGCTTCCTGATTTCTGGCTCCAGTCGACCATATGGTCTGGCCAACCGTACAGCTGCCCGACTTCGAAATTCAAGCTACTGATCCAGTCAATGAAGGGCTGGACAAGATGGTCGTTAGCTTGTCTCTTGTGCCCTTGGAAGGGATGGCGAATGCCGTACAAATGCTCGGGAAGAAGAATGGCTTCTCTGCCGAAATAATAGAAATGGTCAGAGATCAGAACATTTTTCCCCGACACGTCTCGAGCATAGTTGCCTTGATTGTGAACACTGCCTTTGCGTTGAAGAAGCTTACCTTCATGATCCTCGTAGTAAATACAGTCTCCGAGTCGGTCTGGCAGTGATTTGCTGTTGATTTTCGGAATTCGATCGGGCCATTCAGACTGTGCTCGACGATGGTATTCGGCGAGTGGTATGGATTCCTTCACGCGCATTGCGTAAACCAGGCGATGGCTCAGGTCGCGTCCATGTGCTGCGTTGCTGGATCCGATGCCGGCGATCCAGTCCCCTGATTTGGCCGCTGCGCGGATTCCTGGCTTGCAGATAGCCAGGGTGCACAATCCGTTGAAGGGATTTGGAGCTGCTCCGTCATCGAAACGGACTGTGTAAGAAAATAGTTGTGGCACGCTTTCCTCAGGGCTGTGGGCGACTCTTGCGGTGTTCATCGGTTTTCAAATTTTCTCTATGGGCATATAGGCGAACAGCTTCATTCTTCCCAAGTCTGTACGATTTTCGCTCTTGCTTCGGGGATCCAATACGGTCAATTCCTCATCGTGGCGCTGGAAGACAACCCAGTGCCAATATTCTTTTCCGTTCGCGTCGATGCGTCTATTGATGGCGGCTATGCCAATCTCAGGGACTTTGTCCCAGACCTTCGTAGGCATCCGGCGCCCCCCCGATAAGCCATAGTTCTGCAGCAACTTCCTGAGCTGTGAAAAGTCTGTGTAATAAGTCGCTGTGCTCTTTTTCCATAGCGGCATATTCAACGCCACTTGCATCACTGAGTGATGCGAGCGCCCTGCCAAACTGGCGACACATGCTATTCCGCAGCTTGTTCTATATTCTTGCGGAACACGTCTCAATTTCTTCAATCTGGTCATGTTGAAATTACGAAGTAGTGGGTGGTGCGAACTCAACCTCGATCAGGTAGAAGAGGTCACGAGATGAGTTCTGATTCGTCGAGACCGATCCTTGTGCAGCATAAATTTGCGCTTTGATTCCAGCGACATAATCACGGCTTGACGAATAGCTACTTGATTCGCGCATCTCCAACATAGCTTTGGTGCATCCCGCAACTTCCCTGGCCTCGATCATTGCGTTCCACGACGGCTCGAAGCCTACCCAGGAAAATTTGCTTCGGTCCAATATCTGGCCAGTTTTCCACGGGGCCCCGGGCAGCTCAAAGACCCTTGTGTCAAATCGGCTTGCCAAGCGCGTGTCTGCACGCTTTACTCCAACTTCAACCTCAGCGGCTTCCTGCACGCCCACGTTCGCCTGGACATGGAGCTGCGATTCTGTTTGGGTGTCTGATTTTTTGGTGATGCAGATTCTTGTGGCGCCCAGATGTACAAGAAGCTTCAGCAGCTCGGCCTCCCTTTCGGCCAGCAACATGGCCTCATAATTTTCTTCAGGAACGTATAGCTCTTCTTTCTTTGCATCGCGAACATGAGCCAGGGGATGCAGTTTGTACATTTTTCCGATTTGCGGATGGCCTGGCGGGAATTTCGCACCATACGCGTGAGCCATGTCTACCGTCATCGCATACCGGCGGAGGAAGTTGCCGCATGCGACCAATGATTCGTTTTTGAGTTGCTCTGACGCTTCCGACTTGTCGCTGGAGGATGCGAAGAGATTTGAGATGACTGGGCTCGCTACGATGGCCGTCGCAAGCAGACCCACTGGGAGCGATACAAATCGCATCGCGGCCAACATCGTTGCAGTTTTGCTTATCTCTGCACCGTTACCGTTTTTTTTGGGTGGCGCCGCCATGACTTGGTAGTCGATCTTTGGGGCATCCAGATATCGCTCAAGGTCTTCCTGCTCAACGATGTAAATGAAGTCGAGGTCTTCTTTGGGCTGGCTCATTGGTTTCTTTGTGAAGTTCTGTTTGGTTGCGCGGCTGCGTCTCAATCTATAAGAGCTCAAATGGCGACAGAATACCCTGCAGCAATTCGTCTTCAGGGCTCTCTACAACCAGCCACAACGACGGGCGATTCTCGGATTGGGTATGCCGACTCAGAATTTCTTTGATAGTTTGCTCTGGTCTCACGAGTTCTTTTTCTGAGATCTTTATCAGCTCCAGTTCATCTTTGACGCTTTGGATACTCACAGCAAGATTGCTTTTCTCCCTAGGCACTTCTTTCTGTTCCCGCAGACGCATTCTGAACCGGGCAATTGCCATGTCCGATAACAGGCACCATTGGTTGTCGATGAATATGGGTAAGTACGAGAAGGAATTCTTCAACATCAGATTACGGGCTTGTGCGACATAATTCCGTGGTGAGCACGTCACCACTTCTCTAACCATATGGTGATGGACAAGGTCGGTTTTATTCATCAGCGCGCTTTCCAAGAGCAGGGAAAAATCGATAGCAGCGGAGGTCGCATGACGTGCATACACTCCGGTATGAGCAGCATCGTTTCTGGCCTGACGGATTCGTTCGAAAAGTGCCTTGAAGGATGGCGTGAATACGTCGCCTGAATGCCATGCTTCCGCATCCACTAATTTGATGAAGCTTTTCTCGTACTTGGCTAGCATGGTAGCTTCAGGTGCCAATCGCCTGCCTAGGCTTTCAATTGCCCAGCAGATCTGATCGAAGGCTTCGGCATCAGCTAACGCGGCATAGCGTGCGTTACGCAACTGATCACGGTAGTAGATCAGTTCATCATCAGTAAATGAAAACGCATCAATGGACACTCGTCCTCCCCCGAAGACTTTGGTTTTAATTTTTCATCGAAGCGCGCCCGGAGACGGGAATACTTCGCCGCGTATTGTGCCATTAGTTACGCGATTTGCAATCTGAAACGTTCACGATTTGTTGCAGCCACCGAGCCGGCGCAGCACGATATCCCTTACCAGACCTTCATCGGCCGAACTGAACCCCAACAACCGCCGCACCGGATAGTCATACTCCACTCCACCCGGTGCCACACGATCCCTACGCCCCTCCTGATGCACCCGCGCCACCCGCGCCGCCTTGTTCGTGAACCCCACTGACGCCAGCGTCGCATCCGCCTGCACCTTCAGCCAGCGGCTGGTCCGCAAGCCATTGAACATGGCCGCCTTCTGCCGCTTGATGCGTCCCTGCTTGTCGGTGAATTTCTTGCGCCGCTTGCGGGGTTCAAAGGCCCGGCCGTCCGGTTCCACCTGCTGCCGGATCAGCAGCGCATGCGCCCGCCGCAGTTCGGTACCGACCTCACGCGCCAGCGTGCGCCGCTCTGTCGGGCTCAGCTGGCGCAGCAGCGCGCCAACCCACTCCTCCAGCCGTTGCAGATCCCCGCTCATGGCAATGCCGGTACCGACCATTCAGCCAGCACCTGCCCCTCCTTGTGCAGCTGCCAGCGCGCATCCTCGAAGGGCGGCTTCAGCTGCGGCTCGGCCGCGTGCGTGACCTCCAGATGCCCACCGTCCCGGCGGTGCACCAGCGTGCGTTCTGTCAGCGCCAGGCGGATCGACAGATCCAGCGTGGTGGCGCTGGTCATGTCGACCTCGAAGCGGATTCCGCGCTGGCTGGCGGCGGGCAGCGCGAAGGCATCACGCTGATGGACCCGCATCCACGCCAGCAGCGGCACGAAAATCAGATCCAGATCGAGCCCGATGTCGGTGACGATCAGATTGAGCACGTAGTGATACTCGAAGGACAGCCCCGGCGTGGCCGTGGCCACCACGCGGCCCTCGTCCACGAAAAGGTGCAGCTTGTCCGGATCGCGGGCCAGTTCGCTACTGGCCTGCAGCAGGTAGCTGCGCAGGTTCTGGGGCTTGTACATGGAGGCTTTCGCGGGCGGCCTGGTAGGCGTCGATTACGGCGTTGAGCTGGCGGATGGCGTCGTCACCTTCGCCGGCGAGCTCGTCAAGGAATTCTGCAGCCGCTGGCGCAAGGTCGGCGCGCGCTTGTTCGCCAGCGCCGGCGGCAGGGCAGGTAGCTGCACGCTCGGCACCGGGCCGCACAGCGGCAGGGGCGATGGGGACTGACATCCGGATAGCGCCGCTGCGCAGGCCAGCGCGGTAAGTGTCTTGTTCATGCTGAAGGCGCTCCTTCTCCTGGGCTAGATCGCGGGTGAGGTTGTCGATGGCATCGCGCGCCGCACGTTCGCTGGCCAGCACGCGGCGGATCTGTTCGCTGCGGGCTTCGGCAGCGGCTTGTCTGCTCCGTGCTTCGGCGCTGCGCAGGTCGGCCAGCTCGCGCTGCAGCCGCCAGCCCTGCGCCGTCCAGCCCACGCCGACGGCGGCCAGCACCGCCCCCGCGCGCAGCCAGCCCGGCGCGATCATGCGAGCGCTCCACCGGCTTCTGCATAGGCGAGGTGCAGCTCGTCACTGGAGCGCACCAGCGGCAGCTCGGCGCTGCCTCCCTCGCGCCGGAAAGCGGCTTCCAGATCCACGTACTGATGTTCGAACTGGCCATAACCGGCACCCGGCAGCGATGCCCAGATGTTGCGGCACTTGTCGATGGCGCGGGCCAGGCGGCCGGCATCGATGTCAGCCAGCGCGCCTTGCTCGCGGATCTGCTGCAGGGCGATCGCGTCCTGCACCTCGGGCGTGAAGCCGGTCAGCCGGAGCTGGCGACGATAGACGTCGTAATAGCGCATGAGCAGCTGGTAACCACCGGCAGCGGTGGACCAGTTGCGGATGCGCGGGATCCACACCCGCACGCGCGGATGATCGGCGTAGCTGGTGAAGCGCGTGCGGCCGACGATCTGGTCATAGCCGCGGTCGCGCGTGGTCGGCGAATTGGACGTGCCTTCGGAGAAGCGCAGCATGGCCAGGAAGGCCTGGCGGTTGTCGGTGGCGTTCACAGCGTTTCCTTCACATCGCGGGCGATCTCGGCGATGTCCTTGCCTTGGCGGCGCTGCATCCACAGGGCCACGGCGCGGGTGATCCACCAGGCGGGTGCACCAACCATCACATCGACGGTTTTGGGCCCTAGTGCGTTGGCGATGGCGGCCTGGTACTGCAGCAGCAGCGAATAGCCCAGGTCGCCGAACATGATGGAGAAGGTGCCGGCGCAGGCCAGGCGCACCACGAATTCCTTCTCGTTGAAACTGCCGTCGGCATTGCGCGGCGGCAGCACGATGTAGAGCAGCGCCGCGCCCAGCATGCCGAGCACGGCCTTGATGCCGTAGATCTTGAGAAGGGCGGCGATGCCGCTGGCGGATTCGGTGGCCATGTCGGGCTCCTTGGTGGTCAGGTTCAGTCCCACAGCCGGATGCTGTCGGGGGCAGTACTGCGGGCGGGGCCGGGCGGCGGCAGGTTCACCAGCGTGCCGCCGGGCAGGATGGCGCCGTGCGCGGCCAGGTGCGGATTGCGCTCCAGCGTCTGCTCCAGCAGACCGGGCTGCGCGCCCCGGTAGCGGTGGATGAGGGCGTCGAGCGTGTCGCCCTGCTGGCTGCGCACCTGCATCAGATCAGCTCCACGGTGGCATGCGGGCGGCCCAGGATGTCATTGACGGCCCAGTGCGCGTTGCGGCGCTGGACCTCGGGCGCGAGGTCCATCCAGTCCATGCTCTTGCGGTCGGTCAGGCTGCTGGCGGTGGTGTCGATGTCGCGATGGCCTTCGAAGAGGTCGGCCTTGGCGAAGCTGTAGACGGCGCGGCGATACAGCGCAAGGTTGAGACTCTCGCCATCCAGTTGCACAGCGGGCACGGCTGCCAGCGTGTTCCAGCCTGCCGCCCGCTGCGCCTGCTGCCAGCCGGCCAGCAACTGGTTGGTGCTGGCCATGGCCGCGATGATGGCCGGGCGCAGGCGGGCGTCGGTGACGGTGGCGTCCAGTCGCATCGCCTCGCGCATGGAGGCCAGGCTGATGTCGGGGAAAAAGCCATCGTTGACCACATCCTTGGCCGGGGCGCTGGCGGGCGGGCTGCTGACGGGGATGTCCTTGAGGATCTGCATTGTGGGCTCTGCGGTCTCTGCGGTTTCAGTGGGGGGCGGTGGCCGGGAGCGCGGCGCGGCACGTGGCCGGACTTGCTCCCGGGCCGCCCCGGCGCCGTGGGGTGCTCCTTACTGCGGTGGGGCGGGCTTGGATAGCCGTCGCTCCAGCCGTTCGATGTCCTTCTTGACGCCGGCACCGGCGTGCAGCGCCGTGGCGCGGGTGAGGTGCTGCAGGGCCGCGCGCGCCTGCTCGGCGGTGGCCGCGCTGATGGCCTCCGGCTCCACGCGGTTGACCAGCTCCAGCTGCGCCAGTCCGGCGGCCTTGTGGACCTTGGCGCGGGCCTGGTCGGGTGTGTCGTCGTCGGCGGTCATCTCCAGTACCTGCTGCAGCAGGGCGAGGGCACGCTCGGGCTGGTCGCGCAGCTTGCCGGTGAGGCAGGCAGCGGCCACTTCGTCCTGCAGCAGCGTGGGCAGCGTGCGCTGGTAGCGGTCGGGCAGGGTGAAGCGGTAGCGGAGCGCATAGGCGGCAATCTGCAGGCCGCGCTCGATCTCGCCCACGTCGATGTGCCAGACCAGCAGCGTCACCAGCACCTCGTCGTAGGCACCGCGTCCGCCTGTGAGCACGCCATCGATCCAGGCCTGATAGGCGGGCAGCAGCGTGGCCTTCATCTCGATCTTGCGTTCCACCGACTGGATGGCCGAGAGCGTGCGGCGGTCTTCGTGCAGCTGCATGAGCATCAGCTCATAGGCGCTGCCGGTCGTGACGCTGCCGGGCTCGCCGCTGCTGGCGGCGCGCTGGCCGAGTATGCGGGCGCGGTGGCGGGCGGCGGGGGATTGGGTGCTCATGGCTGGTCCCGGGCGGCATCGCCTTGCAAGACGACGTTTTCGATCAGGGTGGCCAGGCCTTCGTCCTCGATCACGTAGGCGTCGTTGGAAGACTCGTAGTTCTCGATGCGGTCGAACTTCGGTTCATCGGCTACGCGCCGGCGGCGGCCGCCGTTCTGGTAGTAGATCGAGAGATTGTCCAGCCGCGTGACGAGCATGGCATTGGCCGGGAAGGACGGCACGCGCAGCGCGGGCAGGCCGCCGATGCGCTTCTGGCTGATGATGACGTCCGCCGCCAGTGTTTCCGTCGGCGCGTGGGTCTGGTTCACCAGCGGGAAATACTTGTCGTGCAGGAGCTGGCGGCCGACGATGACCACCAGGCCCGTGTCCTCCTGATACCAGGGATCGAGATTGGTGATGGCGTCATAGACGGCGGCGTCGAGGTTGGCATAGTCAGCGCCTTCGCCGCTGCCGATGATGACGCGGCCCGGCAGTTCGTCGCCGACCAGGCCCATGACGCGCTCGGGGGCCTGCTCGCGCAGGTGCTGCAGCCAGCCCTTGTTGACGTCCTGCAGGAGCGGGAATTTCTCCAGATTGGTATCGTCGGCCACGTGCAGGCCGTTGAAGCCGATCATGATGCGGTCCAGCGCCTGGCGCTTGAGGATGGCATTGGCCAGCCGCGTCTGGAAGTCGGGGAACTTGGCCCAGGCATCCAGCCGGGCATAGGTGACGTGGGTGTCGAAGTTGGTTTTCTCGCAGCGATAGCGACGGTTGGCCAGCGTGGCGACATCGCGGGTGCGGCGCTGCTTGTCGTGGCGCGTGTCGGTGCGGCTGGCGATGGGGCCGGAGACGCCCAGGCCGATTTTCTCGCCTTCGAGTTCGTCGACGCCGTGCAGGTTGATGCGGTTCAGGAAATCCGACGATTCCTGCATCTTGTCTTCCAGCTTCTGCTGCACGCTGGGCACCACCGAGAAGGTGGCGTGAACGCTGCCGCCGGCCACGCCATTGAGATCGGCCAGGCGGGCGGTATAGGCGTTGTAGGCGGCGCGGGTAGTGTTCTTCATGCGGTAACTCCAGGAGGTTCGGTAGAGAGCGGTGGCGCTCAGAAATCGGTCTGCGCGGCCCCTTGGCCACCGGTGGCAGGCGGGCGCTGGCTGCGGTTGCGGTCGGTCAGGTCCAGCTGCTGGCGCAGCTGCGCGGTACTGGTGGCCTCGCTTTCCACGCGCTGCTCCAGCGCGGTGAGCCGGGTGAGCGCAGTGGCCACATCGTCGCGCGCCTGGCTGGCGGTCTGGGCGAAGCTGCCGACCTGTTCGGCCACGGCCTGCATGGCGGCGGCGACATCGGCCTGCTGGTGCTCGGCCTTCTTCTCGGTACCGGCCAGCCGCGCGAAGAGCTGGCGCACCGTATCGGCCAGACTCGGGCTGTCGTCCTCGAATTCCAGATTGACCTCGATGGCTTCGGAGAACAGGTTCTCCGGCTTGTGCTTGCGCGGCGTGAAGGGCGAGGCCTGCGGATGGCTGGCCGAGAACTGCAGGATCTCGGTACCGAGACTGGCCGGGCTGTCGGTGACGGCCAGGCCGACCAGATAGGCACTGCCGGTGTCGGCGAACTTGTCGGCCAGCTCGATGCTGGTGTAGATCTTCTGGCGCGCCTTGTTCATGGCGATCAGCGCGGGCGTGGGCTCGATCTGGGCGAACAGCGCCAGGCGTTTGCCTTGCTCGGTCTGCACCTCGTCGGCCTTGAGGGCGATGACGTCGCCATAGGCCTTGAAGGGGCCATCGGGCAGCAGGCTGCGCAGATGCTCCACCCAGACACGGGCGCCGTAGGTGCGCACGTTGTAGGTGTCGGCCATCTGGCGGATCTGCTCGCGGGTGATGCTGCGGCCGTCGGTGGTGGCGCCTTCGGTGGCCACGCGGAAGAACTTGCTTTTGGTTGCCATGGGATGTGTCGCTATCGGGTGGATCGGATAGCGCCATCTTCTGTCGCGCGGCGACCGGCTTCAATGCGGGGCGGGTTGCTATGGGCGATAGCGACGCCGGAGCGTCCCCGCTGGAGAGGCGTGCCGCCTACGCTGGCGGCATGGCAGAGCTTGTTGAGGATATCGAACTACGCATCGAGGCCGCGGCGGATCCGCGCCAGGTGGCTCGTCGTCTGTATTTTGCGGGGTGGCGGGTATCGTCCATTGCGCGGCATCTGGGCATCAAGCGCAGCACGGTCAACAGCTGGAAGCAGCGCGATGCCTGGGAGAAGGTGCCGCGCCTGGAGCGCGTGGAGATCGCCCTTGAAGCGCGCATAGTGCAACTGATCGCCAAGGAAGTAAAGGGCAATGGCGAGTACAAGGAGCTCGATGCCCTCATGCGCCAGCTGGTGCAGGCCGCGCGCGTGCGCCGCTATGAGCAGCCGGGCGGCAACGAGACCGATCTCAATCCCAACATCGCCCGGCGCAATGCGGGACCGAAGCGGCGGCCGGAGAAGAACGCCTTCAGCGAAGAGTCCCAGGCGCGCATCGTGGAAGCCTTCCAGGATTCGCTCTTCGATTACCAGAAGGTCTGGTACCGCAATGGCCATCAGCGCACGCGGGCCATTCTCAAGTCGCGCCAGATCGGCGCGACCTGGTACTTCGCGCGCGAGGCGCTGATCGATGCGATCCAGACCGGGCGCAATCAGATTTTTTTGTCGGCCTCGAAGTCGCAGGCGCATGTCTTCAAGCAGTACATCGTGCAGTTCGCGCGCGAGGCCTGCGGGGTGGAGCTCACGGGCGATCCCATCGTGCTGCCCAATGGCGCGCACCTGTATTTCCTGGGTACGAATGCGCGCACGGCGCAGGGCTACCACGGCAATTTCTATTTCGATGAGTTCTTCTGGACGCAGAATTTCACCGAGCTGAACAAGGTGGCCTCGGGCATGGCGCTGCACAAGCGCTGGCGCAAGACGTATTTCTCGACGCCCTCGGCGATGACGCACCAGGCCTATCCCTTCTGGACCGGCGAGGCCTTCAATCGCCGGCGGGCGGCCAGCGACCAGGTGCGCATCGATGTGAGCCATCAGCGTCTGTCATCTGGCTTCACCGGCGAAGACAAGATCTGGCGGCAGATCGTCACCATCATGGACGCCGCTGCCGGCGGCTGCGATCTGTTCGACATCGACGAGTTGCGCGACTTCGAGTATTCGCCGGACCAGTTCGACAACCTGCTGATGTGCAATTTCATCGACGATTCTGCGTCGGTGTTTCCGCTGGCGGACATGCAGCGCGGCATGGTCGATTCGTGGGTGGACTGGAACGACTACAAGCCCTTCACGGCGCGGCCCTTTGGTCACCGGCCGGTGTGGATCGGCTATGACCCATCGCTCACCGGCGACAGTGCCGGCTGCTCGGTAATTGCGCCGCCGCTGGTGCCGGGCGGCACCTTCCGCATCCTGGAGCGCCATCAGTGGCGCGGGAAGGACTTTGCGGAGCAGGCCAAACTGATCCGGGAGATGACGGCGCGCTTCAACGTGCAGTACATCGGCATCGATACCACCGGCATGGGCGTGGGCGTGTATCCGCTGGTGAAGCAGTTTTTCCCGGCGGTGACGGCCATCAGCTATTCGCCGGAGGTCAAGACGCGCATGGTCTTGAAGGCCCAGCACATCATCCGCGCCGGTCGGCTGCAGTTCGATGCCGGATGGACGGACATTGCGCAGTCCTTCATGGCCATCCGCAAGATTCTCACGCCCAGCGGGCGGGCCGTGACCTATGACGCCGGCCGCTCGCAGGAGACCGGCCATGCCGACCTGGCCTGGTCGGTCATGCATGCGCTGGACTATGAGCCCTTCGAGGGCAGCACGGCCAGCAATACTTCATTCATGGAGATCACCTGATGAAACATCATTCCCGCCGCCGCCGGGCGGCATCCGGTTTTTCGGATTTTTCTTCACCTGCCTTGCCGGAAAGGCCGCCCGAAGCCGCATCCGGAGTGGAGGTGTTCACTTTTGGGGACCCTATGCCGGTACTCGAGGGGCGTGACATGCTCAGCGACATCGAGTGTTACCGCAATGGCGACTGGTACGAGCCGCCCTTGAGCATGAGCGGCCTGGCGCGCTCGCTCAATGCCAGCGTGCATCACGCCAGCGCCATCTGGTGCAAGGTCAATATTCTGGCGTCGACCTTTGAGCCTTCGGCGCTGCTGTCACGGGCTGATTTCACGCGGCTGGCGCTGGATTTTCTGTTGTTCGGGAATTGCTATGCGGAGCGGCGGGAGAGCGTGACCGGCAAGCTGCTGGCGATCAAGCCGGCGCTGGCCAAGTATGTCCGTGTAGGTGTGGTGCCGGGGCAGTATTACTTCGTGGATGGATGGCGCGCACCGCATGCGTTTGCGGCGGATTCGGTGTGGCACCTGCAGGCACCGGACATCAACCAGGAGATCTATGGCGTGCCGCAGTACGTGAGCGCGCTGCAGTCGGCCTGGCTCAATGAGTCGGCCACGCTGTTTCGCCGGCGGTATTACCTCAATGGATCGCATGCGGGGTTCATCCTGTACATGACGGATACCGTTAGCAACGTGGCCGACGTGGACAAGCTGCGCGAGGCCATGCGCAACAGCAAGGGGCCGGGGAATTTTCGGAATCTGTTTCTCTATGCGCCTGGCGGGAAGAAGGATGGGGTGCAGATCTTGCCGGTGGCGGAGATAGCGGCCAAGGATGAATTCTTCAATATCAAGAACTGCACGCGGGATGATGTGCTGGCCGCGCATAGGGTGCCGCCGCAGTTGCTTGGGACCATGCCGAATAACACCGGAGGGTTCGGGGATGTGACGAAGGCGGCTGCTGTGTTTGGCTGCAATGAGATTGAGCCGTTGCAGGGGCAGTTTCTTTGTTTGAATGAGTGGGCCGGCCAAAAGGTGGTCCGCTTCCGTCCCTATCAACTTCCTGCCAATGAGGGAAAACAACCATGAGCGATCACGCCGGCAACGCGGACGGCAGAATCAATCGAACCATCGCAGCTGGTCTCGCCGCCGCACGAAGAGCGCCAGGATAGCAAGTCGCTGCGCTGGAAAATTCACGGAGATTCAGGACTGGCAGCAGTCGACTCCAAAGTAGACACAGGAATTTACTGGTCGTGCTTCGCCAAGAAGTCGTCAATCTCTTGATCGGCAGCTGCCCATTTGGGACCACGCGCTTCATACATGCTCACAAGCCCAAGTAGTTCTATCAAACTTTCGGCCTGAAAATTCATGCCGTCTTTCTCGGCGTACCAGACGTCATTTCCGGTTGCGGTAACGATGTAAGCCTTCTGGCTGAGGACGAGGTAGGCCGGGACTTCCACGTTCGCAGCCGCGCACAGTAAAGGTTGGGCTTGGGCCATACATATACTCCAATGCGTCCGAGGTCTGGTTGTCCGAGGGCCACCTACATTCGCTTCTGGCCGCTAAATGCTAGCGTATAGTTGTCAGTCGACCATCTAGTGCGTGTCCTAGTCTAGTTTGATGAATTTTGGTTTTGGAGATATTATTTTTGGAGCCATTTCCTTTATATGAAGCCAGTCCGGCGCGTTTACCCCAACAAGTTGGCTCGTGTTGGTCACAAGATTCTGTTGGGCAGCGTCGTTTAAAGCCGCCTCTATTTCGTAAGCTTTTGCGTCCGGGTACTTTTCCAGTTGTTCCTGGATTTTTTGTGCTTTGGCGCTCGGTTTGATGTAATAGGGGGGGACTGTAAGTTTTCCGAGGGTACAAATTGCTCGGGCGACAGCATGGTAGGCATCATTAAACAAGCCCATGAACCCGTCGGGATCTTCCAATGACACAACCCAAAGGCCATGCTTCGCATTGAATGACACGCCAGATCGATTCTCGGTATGGGTCGACTCAGGTACGATTCCGATTCGCAAACCACGACCACCCTCAAGCTGTTGGAAGTTTGACTTGACGGTAGCAGCAAGGTGCTTCTTTCCATCAACTGTCGATAAAAATAAATCGGTTTTCCAAATTTTCTTGATGCGCTCATTCAACTGCTCTTCGGCGGTGTGACCTTGAGCTGCAACCGAAACCCACGGTCCGAAATGGAATGGTCGACCTTTCCCTTCCGGAAGCAGATAGGAATCTTCGCCTGCTTCATCGACCACTGCATCTAAAAAGCCTAAATATTTCGCTCGCTCTTGGCCGAACATCAAGGAAGTAGGGAGATCATCCTTGAGGGACTTCGATGATCTCCGTAGTGCCATAGAGATCGGGTTCACAACGCTAGGCTCGCCACCAAGAATCGCCTCGTGAACAGCCCATTCAAAGCCATCGCCACGCATGCCTTTATCGCGCTCGAGCCTCGCAATTTTCGCGAGCTGACGCATACGGATGTCTATCAAAGGAGTATTGATATCGGTCAAATCTTCGTTCGTTACAGAATCGATGATGGCGCGAATGATAGAACGGGAAACGGCGTAAAGTGCGCGACCATACTCGTCGATTGGCGCATTTTGTTCGATGAATGTAATGTTTGCCGCCATTCGCCTATCCCTTGAAGTTGGTTTTCTATTATTTTATTTTCTATTGTGCCATGTGGCAAACACACTGCACTACCCACGGCCTGAGAACAAGCCGCTACCGTGGCGATTGGAATTCGTATCGGTGCATGTTTTTCAGAATTTCTTATCGATGAGTCGTAGCTCAACGACCGTCTTGGCCGATTGCGGACATCTTAGCTCAAAGAACTATGGGAGGAGCTGAATGTGGACTTCTCGCCGAACTGATTGCCCACGTTCGCTGAAATGCACTGTTCATTGCCTGCCGTCGCTACTCTGTTTGAAAAACCTCTCCCGCGAAGTCTCCAGCAAAGGCGTCCCCGCCTGCACGCACAGCCAGGCCTGCGCGAACTCGACCACCCCGCGTTCGGTCTGCCGTCGCTCGATCCCCTTGATGACCATGCGCGATGCCTTGATGGCATCCACCTGCACATCCACCAGTTCCATGATGACTTCGCCGCTGTCACGCTGCAGCCGGGCACCTTTGGTCGGCCGGCGGCGATCGCCATCCTCGAAGATGCCCACGCGAAGCTCCCCGATATTGCGCGCCTCATCGCCCAGCAGCTCGCGGGCAATCTCCACGCCGTTGCGGCGCATCTGATAAACGATCACTTGCATGCTCACCTCACGCGCGGCAGCGCCTTCCAGTCGGTTGTGTAATGCGGCGTCACGTGCTCGAAGCGCGCCGCCCAGCGATGCGGACCGGCGGCGCTGGCCAGGCGCACGGTGTCGCGTCCGAAACGCTGGTTGATGCTGTCGAAGGCAGCCATCAACGGCGCCGACGACATTGCCGACACGCCGCTGCCAAAGAGCGTGCCCTGACGCGCCTGGCCCTCGGCCAGGTCCATCAGCATGATGCCGGCCTTTTTGTAGAGGAACTCGGGCCGGTAGATCCGGCGCAGACCCCACATCGCCGCCTTGACGATCACCCGCAGATCATCGGTCGGTTCGGGCAGGGGCACGGTGCGGCCGTTGTTGTATTGCGGCTCGTCCAGCTTGAAGCGATCGGTCTCCACGAAGACATGCACGGCACCGCAGGTGGAACCCTGCGCGCGCAGCTTCTCGGCGGCGCGGGCGGCGTAGGTGCTCACCGATTCCTCGATCTCGCGCAGGCCGGACACGCGCTCGCCATAGGAGCGCGATGAGACGATCTGTTTGCGCGGCGGTGCCACGTCCTCCAAGGCGAGGCAGGAGACGCCGCGCAGTTCGGCGCAGGTGCGCTCCATCACCACGCCGAAGTGCTGGCGGATGGCCTTCAGGGGCGCGTTGCGCAGCTCCTGTGCGGTGCGGATGCGCAGGCGTGCGAGCTGCTCGGTGATGCGTCGGCCCACGCCCCAGACATCGCCCACTTCAATCTTCGCCAGCAACTGGTCGACCTCGGCGGGCGGCAGGCTGGACAGGTCGCACACGCCGGCGAACTGCGGTTGCTTCTTTGCGATGTGGTTGGCCAGCTTGGCCAGCGTCTTGGTGGCACCGATGCCGACGCAGACGGGCACGCCTACCCAGTTCAGGACCTGGTGGCGGATGGCCTGGCCCATGTCGCTCATGCTCGGCCAGAGGCCGGCCAGGCCGTCCAGGGCGAGGAAACTCTCATCGATGGAGTAGACCTCCAAGCGCGGGCTGTACTGGCGCAGCACGTCGGTGACGCGATTGCTCATGTCCGCATAGAGGGTGTAGTTGGAGGACAGGGCCACGATGCCGTGCTGGCGGGCCAGGTCCTGCATCATGAACCAGGGCGCAGCCATCTTGATGCCCAGCGCCTTGGCCTCGTTGGAGCGCGCCACGGCGCAGCCGTCGTTGTTGGACAGCACCACCACCGGCCGCGCGCGCAGCTTGGGATCGAAGACCCGCTCGCAGGAGACGTAGAAATTATTGACGTCGACCAGGGCGAAGCCGGACGGGGAGGGCGGCTGGGTGCTCACAGCATTTTCCTGGCCACGCCGACCACCACGCCGAAGACTTCCAGCACTTCGCCATCGCCGAAGCGGATCGGGTGGAAATCCGGGTTTTCGGGGTGGAGCTCATAGGCGCCGTTGACCAGGCGCAGGCGCTTGATGGTGAATTCGCCGTTGACGATGGCCACCACGATGTGGCCGGGCTGGGGGGAGATGGAGCGGTCGACCACCACCTTGTCGCCCTCGACGATGTGCGCACCGCTCATGCTCCAGCCGGCCACATCGAAGAGGAAGGTGCAGGCGACGCGATCCACCAGGTATTGATTCAGGTCCAGGGGATCGGCGGTGTAGTCGGCGGCGGGGCTGGGGAAGCCGGCGTGCAGCTTGTGCGTGATGTGCAGGGCCAGCGGGCCGCCGGCGAAATGAATGGCCGGAATGGGCTGGACGGGGCTGCCTGGCGGGACGGGCGCGGGGTAGGTGAGGCTTGACATAATGGCAACGGGAACAGCGATTCATAAAAAGTACTGTATATATGAACAGTATAAATCACTTTTCCCACCACCTTCTACCCGGCGCGCGCGGTTGACCCCACTCCGCACCTGGGCGCTAGATAGGGCGGTTTTAACTCGAATTTTGTGTCAGCGCGGAAGCTTGTCCAGCCTCGACTAGCAACCCGGTCACTAAGGATTAACCTGACGCATTTTGACGCGCCTATGCAGCTACTTTTTCTGAAGTAGGGCTATATAGGTTGGACGATCGTACTTTAGAGGTCTTAGCCGACGGGAAAATCAGCTCGGCAGATGTGTGATAATAAATATGCTATGGGGGGCAGGGGGCCATCCATGCGACTCAAAATAAATCGAAAGGAGCGCAAGATGACATATGTAAAAACAATCGTTTGCTTGGCAAACTCCACAAAACGCGACCCAAATAGGTGCATTGCTGGACGTGAATTGGTGAATAACCAATTAGGCTCTTGGATTCGGCCAGTAACAGGAGATGCGACGATCGAGGGGGCGATTCCCCCTAGCGTGAGTCGGTTAGATATTGGCCGCCAAATAGCCAAGCTTGATATCGTTGAGATGACATTTGACCGCGCCTCTCCCAAAGGATGTCAAATCGAGAATCATCTGTTGGCACCTGTTCAGTGGAGGTACATCGGCGCGTGGCAACTTGCCAGTCTCCCGCAGCTGGCGAATGGATACCCTGATCTGTGGAACAAGGGGAACTCAACTTACAATGGGCTGAATGATCAGATTTCAACTTCGGAAGCAGGAGGATTGCAAGATTCTCTGCGCTTGATTGAGCCTGACAACTTCTCATATTGCGTGAGAATGGAAGGATGGGCAGGTAAGCAAAAGAGAGCACTTCGGGGAAGTTTCAGCTACAAGGGAACAAACTTCACTTTGAAGATCACTGATCCAGCTTATGCGGCGCAGACTCCTGATCTCGTCGTAGACCGGGAATATACGTTTCAAGGGCGAGTCCTTATTTGTGTGAGCATTGCCGATGTTTTTCGTGACAATCACTACAAGCTCATCGCCGCAATCTATAACTTGTGATTTGAGTTAGTACAGGGAGTTAGCATGGAAAAGAGTCCAATAGTCACAACCATTGGTTTTACTGAAAAATCCGCAGAACAATTTTTTAATCTTCTTCAAAAGAGCGGCGTAAGGCGGCTTCTAGATGTGCGTCTCAATAACACTTCTCAGCTTGCAGGTTTCACAAAGCGGGATGATCTAAAGTTCTTCTTGAGAGAGATTGCTGATGTCGAGTATTTGGAAATTCCTGAGCTAACTCCTGACGGAAAGCTGCTTAAACAATACCGAAATAGCGAGATCAGTTGGGATTACTATGAATCAAAGTATATTGAGTTGCTTGATCGACGAATCGTAGAAAAGAAGCTGGATAGAAATATTTTCGCCGATGGCTGCTTGCTCTGTAGCGAGCATAAGCCGCATCAATGTCATCGCCGTGTTGCAATTGAGTATCTCAATGCTCGTTGGGATGCTCCGCTGCCAATAAAGCATTTGCTATAACTCTGCATATGGAAACATCCAAGGAAAAACTACTGATCGCGATGTCGAAGGGCTTTCAATTTGAAAAACTTTTCGGACAAAAACTTTCAAAGGTCACCGAAGCATTGGACGTTAGCAATCTGGATGTGCATGTGATTCAAGATGATGCTCAGATTGCTCAGCGATACTTCGAAAAGAGAGGTAAGGAAGTATCGTTGATTAAGGCGTTCTCACGTCCCTCTTTGCAACGCAGCTTGCTTGCATATAACTATGTAGTGGTTTTTTGGGATGGTGATGATCTGACTGGTCTCGTGCATGCTGCGACATTGCTGAAGTTGCCAGTCCGATTGGTTCCTGTGCAAATAACAAAGGTGAGAAATAGGGATAGGGACCAAGAGTTTGACGTTTATATTGGACGTGGAACACCATGGGGAAATCCTTTTCCTATCGGTAAAGGAGGGACGGGTGACTCGCGCGAAGAAGTGATCGAAAAATATAGGAAACATTTCAGGGAAAATATTCTGACTAACCCGGAAATGCTGAAAGGTATGCTAGGGCTAAAGGGCGCACGTCTTGGATGCCACTGCAGCCCTTTGCCATGCCACGGTGATGTTATTGCAGGTTTTCTGAACACTTACGAGCCAGATGTACCCGACGAAGGTGACATTTAACAGAATGGGGCCGTTGGCCGCATGCGAAAGTAGGAAATGGCCCTATCATCAGAATTTTAGCTTCTACGCCAAAAATGATTTCCGCAAAAGCGGCTTGCCAATTTGGGAAAGAGCATGAATAGAAACGTACTCGTGGGGATATTGCTCGCGATCATTGGATATTTGTTTTTCTATCGAGACGATCCCAATAAAAAGCCGATTTACGGAGAAACAGGGATTCCGAGAAACTGCCGCGCATATGTCCAAATGGTGATCAATGATTATAGAAGTCGCAAATACAGTGCTGATGAATCATTTAATGGCCTAGAGCGAAATTGCGGCGCAAACGGTTATAGCTGGGGACTACGATAAGAATGCACGTGCACATACGTTGGCCCAGCTCTGAATGGGCAGGCTTTTAGGGCAAGAGTGCTCCAAGTCGAAATCAGCAGAGCAACTATCTAGGCCAGCTTCACACGCCGTTTCTGAACAACAAATCCTGCCCCCGCAACCAAATGCACTAAGGCGCAAGCCTTGCAGATAAAGGCCTCTAACGTTACCGCGTTAGAGGCCTTTTGCTTTTGCGTGACTCTGCAAAAACGGCCTGCGTGACTTTTGCGTGACCTTGTTCAGCCGTTGACCACGCGCAAGATCGTCATCCTCTTCCGCGTGAGCTCGACCTTGTTGGCCTGGTCGACCAGGCGTTCCACCGTTCCAGTCGCGTAGTGCTCGGACATGCTCTTGCTGGCGTGGCCCAGCAAGAGCGCCCGGTCTTCTTCGGAGACGCCGGCGGCGCGCAGTCGGGTGCCATACGTGTGCCGCAGGTCATGTACGCGCAC